AATTCTGGATATAATCAACCAACAAATCAAGAGGTTTATGAAGGTAAATTCTTTACAATCTTAGCGGTATGTTATTTTAGTAATTATGGAAACGCATCGCCTTTTAATATGACTACATCATATGGTGGAGGCACTGTAAGTATGTGGTCTGGAGCAAATAATAGTTTATATTTTGGAGTAAGAGCAAATCGTTATCAAACAGGAATTATTATATCTGGGAACATGGGATATAACCAAAATACTATGTGGGGTACAACGCTTCAAACATCAACATACGCAAACGGAATAAATCAAAATATTCCAATGTATACTCGTAATGCAAATCTATGCAACGAAGTTCATATAATATCGCCAGATTATCCCCTCTTTAACAGCAATCATAATTTTGTCACTTCTGGTTATGGTACAGATTTAAGACCAAGTTATTCTGAATGGTCAAGTACAAATAACGCTAGCGGTTCTGCAAACGGTGCTGCCACCTATCCAATATACACGCGATCATCTGATGCTTATACTCAATTAGAATTAGATCCAAGTCCAGCAGGTGACGGGACTGAGGTTGATATAGGAACATCTGTTGTAGGATCATACGTTTGGAAAAATGGCACTAAAATTACAGTGGATGATAATACTGGATTCACTGCAGGCAAATTTTTACAGAAGAAAACATAATGGGTAGAACAAGAGACATCGCGGCAATATTGGGTAAGACAGAAATTACCAACTCGAATAATGATCGTATCCTCACAATTGATGATAATGGATTTATACAAGATTCGAGTTATATAACGGCACTGGCAAGTGCTTCTGGGTTGTCTTTTTTTGAAACAGTTGATTCATTACCAACATCATCACTAACAGCGGGAGATGAAGCATTTGTTGCTGACTCAAATAAATACTATATTTCAAACGGTTCAGTTTGGTATGGTCGTGTAATGGTAGATAGTTTAGGATAAGGCAATGGGAAGATCGCGTGACATAGCAGATATGCTCAGTAATACTGAGATCTCTAATACTGAAAATAAAAGACTTCTTAATGAGGCATCAAATGTTGGTGTTGATTCAGCATATGTTGACGGAGTTGTTGGACAATCATTATCATTTCTTTCTACTCTTGATTCTTTGCCGATTACTTCTCTTCAAGTCGGTCAGCAAGCATATGTAAGTTCAAATAATCGTTTATACATATCTGATGGTTCTGGTTGGTATCATACATCAGAGTTTGAAGTATAGAAACATATAAATAGTCAAAAGACTTTTTAACTTGGAGACTATTTTATGGCAGTTCCATCATCTAGACAAGATTTAATAGATTACTGTAAGCGAAGATTAGGTGATCCTGTTATCGAAATAAATGTAGACGATGATCAGATAGAAGATCGCGTTGATGAAGCATTACAATATTATCAAGAGTATCATGTAGATGCTACCGTCCGCACATATTTGAAACACCTCGTTACTTCTACAGATGTTGCAAACGAATATATCCCCCTTTCTAGTAATGTTCTCACAGTAACTAAGATGTTTCCTATATCATCTTCTTTTAATTCTTCTTTTAATTTTTTCGATATAAAATATCAAATGATGCTTAATGATATTGCTGACCTGCAAAACTTCGCAGGGGATTTAGCATATTATGAGCAGATGCAACAATACTTATCTTTATTAGACGTAAAATTAAACGGAACGCCACAAGTTCAGTTTTCGCGGCATCAGGACAGACTACATGTATTCGGTGATTTTAAAGATGGTGATGTTAAAGCAGGTGAATATATCATCGCAGAGATTTATACGATTATAGATCCAGATGAACATACTTCAATTTATAACGACTTATGGTTAAAGGAATACACAACCGCACTGATCAAACAACAGTGGGGTGCTAACTTAATCAAATTTGAAGGTGTCCAACTTCCTGGTGGAGTAACATTTAATGGTCGTCAAATTTATGACGATGCTACAACTGAAATTCAACAACTAAGAGAAAGAATTAGGTTAGAGTTTGAAATGCCACCTGATTTCTTCTTAGGATAATTTTATGGCGAGAAATTTTTACTTTTCAGAAAAAGTAAGATCTGAAATGAATCTCTATGAAGATCTAGTCATAGAGGCACTGAAGATATATGGGCAAGACCTGTACTATCTACCAAGACATATCGTTAATGAAGATACGTTACTTGGTGATGATCCTACTTCTAAATTTTCTTCTTCTCATAAAATTGAAATGTATATTGATAATGCCGAAGGTTTTGATGGAGAGGGTGATCTCTTCACTCGTTTTGGTGTAGAGATACGTGACGAAGTTACTCTGGTTGTTTCTAAGTCTAGATTTGAAACCCAAGTCCGTAGAATGACAACTAGCGGTATTACTATAGATCGTCCTGCCGAAGGTGATTTAATTTGGATGCCTTTAACAAATAAAATGTTTGAGATCAGGCATGTAGAACATGAACAACCTTTTTATCAGATTGAAAATTTACCAGTCTATAAAATGCGTTGTACTTTATTTGAATACACTGGCGAAGACTTCGATAATCAAATTGATGATATTCAAGATATCGAAAAGAACTTCTCATATCTTTATAAAGTATCACTTGCTGCGCCAAAGAAAGCAACTGCTTCACTGATACAAGATAGCAATGGGGTCGCTTCTATAAGTCTAACTCAGGGTGGAACTTATTATACAACTCCTCCTACGATTGCATTTATTGGTGGCACAACTTCTGACTCTGCTAATGCAACCGCGACAGTCAGTGGCGGTGCGGTAACAAGTATCACCCTTACAGATAGTGGGACTTATACAACTGACTCTGCAATCACGATTCAGTTTATCGGTGGATCTGCTATTGATAGTGCTTACAGTATTGGTGACAGCGTTGGTCAGACTATCGCTGGTGGCGTGAAGATGAGTGGTGAAATACAAAGAATACAACTAGATTCTTCCGGTGATTCAAGCGTTCACTTATTCCTATCAAATGTTGGTGCTGACGATGGTAAGTTCCATACATTTGTCGTTGATGCCGATATTATAAATAACACGCTCGGAGCAGTTACAGGATTATCAGCGAATGCGGTCAGTGAAATAAATAATATATCTGCTACAGAGCAAAACGATGAATTCACAAAACAATATGTAGATGATTTTATCGACTTTACTGAAAACAATCCTTTTGGTGATCCGGAGAATCAATAATGTTTGGTACATACTATTATCATGAAAAGATCCGGAAAACAGTTTCTATATTTGGTAGATTGTTTAATAACCTTTATGTCGTTAGATTAGATTCTAATGGAACGGTTTTAAATCAGCAAAAAGTTCCTTTGGCATATGCGCCAAGACAGAAGTATCTTGATAGAATCCGTACAAATCCAGACTTATTAGAAAATTCTCAGGTTGCTCTTAAACTTCCTAGAATGTCGTTTGAGATTACTAGCATAGCATATGACAACACTCGTCAATTGACGAAAGTAAGTAATTTTAAAGCACTCGGATTAACTAGCAACGATAGACAAAAGTTTTATTCACCTGTTCCTTACGAAATTGGATTTCAGTTGAACATTATGGCGAAGAATCAAGATGATGCTTTGCAACTTGTAGAACAGATTTTACCAACTTTTAATCCGCAGTACACACTAACGATCAAACCATTTTCTACTGAATATCCAAATTTTACTGAAGATATTCCAATTATTATACAAGGTGTTTCTTTCTCTGACGATTTTGATGGAGACCTATCTACTCGAAGAACTATTATATACACTTTAGATTTTCAAATGAAAGTTTCGTTTTATGGTAATATTTCTTCTGGTGGTATTATTCGTTCTTCTATAGCAGATGTATTCTTAATGGATCAAGGTGCTGGTCAAGATTCTGACGTAAAGATTGAAACAATTACGGTTACTCCAAACCCAACTGCTACGATAGGGTTGGATGATAGTGACTTTGGTTTCACCACAGATATAGATTTAACATATGATAGTGGTCTATCATAACAGGAGATAAGAAATGACTATCATACTAAGGTCATCTAAAGGTTCTACATTAACGCATGCAGAAATGGATAACAACTTTAATGAGTTGTCAAATAGAGTGCTTTTGGGTGCTCCTCAAGTCGAAGCGTTAATAGATTCAGCATATGTACAAGCAAGACAAACAGATGTAGGTTTAGATTCTGCTGCAACAATCAATCTGATTGATTCAGCATATGTAACTAATATTGTTCAAACAGCACCAGCATCACCAGTTTTACAAGCATTCAATGCTGCAGATAGTGCGACATATAATCAGTTCGGTGCGGGAACAGTAATATTCTTAAATGATGGGGATAACGGTTCTGCTTGCCTTGCTGTTAAAGATAGTGCTAATGGAGACTTCAAAATTGTGTCATTTGGAGTAGCGCCATCATCAGGTGGTGGAGGTTTCTAATTTATTATGAGTGAAGATAGTAATGTAAAAAATGATTACGATTATTCTCGGGACACTTACTACGAATTAATTGAAAAAGGTAAAGAGTCTCTTGAGATGATGGTAGAGGTTGCGCGTGAAAGTGAACATCCTCGTGCTTATGAAGTGCTATCAGGTATGATAAAAAATATATCAGACGTCAATGATAAATTGATGGATCTTAATAAAAAACAAAAAGATATAAACAAAAGCGAAGACGTGAAACAAGTCGAAAATCAGCAGAATAATTATTTCCTTGGATCTACTGCTGACATTCAAAAACTTTTACAAGAAGATGATGCTATAGATGTTGAACCAGAAAGAATCGTATCTCGGGAATCCTAATGTAAAACGTGACGGTGT